CCCATACTAGAACTCCATCGCGGTCTACATAAACGGCGGTGCGAGCAGGGATAGTTGCATTTGCCACATTGAGGTTTGTTGTATTGACACCGGAAATTAACAATTCTCCCGTAAAGGTTCCTGCCGTGTTTAACTGTTGCGTGAAATTGACAGCCGTTAGCGGTAACTCAGCAAGGATGGTGTTCGTTAAAAGGTCGGCAAAGAGGTAGCGGTAGTTAGCCATGCATTTACTTTACAGGTGGAGTTAATACCTCGGGCGATATGAAATTAGTTCCGTCAAAAATGTCACCGATACCAGCGTACTTGCCGCGAAATGCGCCGCTGTAAGAGGTCTGTGCCCATTGAGTGTCAGCGCCGAATAACGATTGGCAAAATTCAATTCCAATCGTTTCGCCTTCGAGTCCAGTTGGATTCCCAATAACATCGTTATTGACCACAATCACTTGAGTAACCGTATCGCCATTGAGTTGTGCAAAATGTGCCATGATTTTCTCCTTTTATCCGACCACGATTATTACAACGCCCGAACCGCCAGCGCCTGGCGCGCCTGAAACTGTGGACCCTGTACCAGCGGCACCACCGCCGCCGCCTGTATTAGCAGTGCCCGCTGTACCTGCTTGCCCCGATGTGCCCGTTGAATAACCAGCGCCACCTCCGCCACCGTTACCGCCAGCGCCGCCTTGGTAAGTAGCACTCGCACCTCCGCCACCACCACCACCGCCGTAATAAGTCGCTACACCTGTAATTGAATTAGAAACTCCTGCGCCGCCTGCCGTTCCTGCTTGCGACGGGGAAGTAATAGAAAGAGCCGCCGCGCCAGCGCCGCCGCCGCCAGCGCCTGAACCATACGCCCCACCCGATACGCCGCCGCCTGAGTTACCGCTGCCATATAGCCCAGTCCCGCCCGTAGTGGAGTAAGCAGCGGAAGCGTTAGAAGCGCCGCCGCCCGATCCACCGTTTCCGCCTGGAATTCCATTACCACCCGAGCCAGCACCGCCACCAAAGGCCACGGCAGCAGGTGTCCCAGACTGCACTATTACGCTGTTGCTACCGTAAAGGCCAAAATTGAGACTTGAGCCGCCGCCTACGCTCGCCGCGCCTGCGCCTACCCCTACCGTGTAGGTGCCAACAGGTAAATAGAACGAGGCCGAATAAGTAACGCCGCCAGCGCCGCCGCCGCCAGCGCCAATACTTGACTGGTCGCCTGCGCTTCCTGGTGAGCCGCCGCCTGCGACGATTAAGCACTCAACCGCGCCCGCGGTCGCTACCGTGATAGTTCCCGACCCCGTGAATTTATAGATGGTCTTAGGTGCGCGTGTGGATGAATCAATAGTTGGAGAACCAGTTGTGCCTGATACGGCAGCACGACCTACGCCGCCAGCGCCGAATACAAATCCTGCAAGTAAAGGCATGAATGTCTCCTATGCAAACTTAGTCGGGCCGCCAGCAAGAACCGTGAAGGTTGCCGCAGCAGTTTTAATGATTGTGAACGAATATACATCTATTGCGGAAGCGTTACCTGACGATGGGGCGGTTCCGCCCACCCATTTCGGGGTGACTGCCGACCCGTCAACTTGAAACGCCGAAGCGTAATAAGGCGTTGCGCCATTGGTATTCATAAAGACAACGCTATAAGCATCGCCCACATTCATAATTGTATTAAGCGTAGTTCCGGCCGTACCCGTAAAGTTGAGAGTGAAGTTCGCTGATGCGTTTGTTGTGTAATAAAGGATTCCTTGCGTGTAAGCATAAAAGGGGATTGTTCCCGTAGCCGCTGAAGCAGAAATCGTCATAAGCTCGCGTGGAGATGAAAGGTATCCATCTGTAATTGTTGGTGCTGTAAGAGTTTTATTGGTGAGGGTTTGTGTACCCGTAAGGCTTACGACTGGAAGGTTTGTCGTGGTCTGAACGCGTACATCGGTGATGTTGGCGGTCAGGATAGAAGTGACGGAAGTTCCGACCAGAACCTGAGCTAATGCGATGGAGTTGGCTGGCGTAGCAGGTGCGACTGGTGAGGCGGCGGCTGTTCCCGTCACCACATTTACTACGATGTTATTTGTCGAGCCTGAGTAATAAGCATCATTGACGGTTAAGCAGACGAGATCAATGCGAGAGTTCGTTGCCGGCGCGGTAGCGATTGCCGCGTTCACTACGGCATCGTTGTAGGAGACATAAGTTCCCTGAGTTGTCGTGCTTGTTCCTACGATTGCAGCCCAACCTACGGCGATGTTCACCGACATATTCGGCGTTCCGTTTTGAGTTACGGCAAGAGAGGTCGAGCCGATGATGCCCGTTGTCGCGTAGAGAGCTTGAGTGGTTAAGCGGTCATTTTCCGCTGGATGTGAGCCGTTTTGTAACCAGCTAGGCGGTGTGCGTAATGCCATCAGTTCTCCCTGTTATACATAAGCGTTGTTCCATTGTACCGAAGCGGTTGTTGTTCCTGCCGTTGTTCCTGAACCCGTAAAGTAAAACTGATTGGTGCCGACTGCCGCGTTAAACCATGTGGATGATCCTAGCAATAAGTTACGAGCAGGTGTCCCGTTAAGAAGGACTGTGCGATTAAGCAGATCGATCGAGATGACATCTGAAGCCGCCATTGTGTAGTTAAAGTTCAGAGAAGCATTAGCCGTAATGCTTCCGATGACGGGATTTGTAACAGGGCCGTAAATTGAAATGAGCGGATAAGTATTAGTCCATCCGCTATTGATGACTGTGGCGAATTGAGTGTTAGAACCGCCGCCGAAAGTCAGGGGATAAACGCGTGGGTAGGTGCGACCTAGTGGGGTTGTGTAAGTCATAATCGCCGTTTGAACACCGTTGTCGTAATAGCGAGGGTCAGGGCAAAAGAAGTCATACTGAGCCTTGATATAGCCGTAGGTGTATTCGGGATCGACTGTGAGTTTTGATGCTCTCACGCGAGCATTGATGTATTGAAGTCCATTGGCAGGGGAGATCTGAAACTGAAGTGGGGTTGTGCCTGTTTGCTGAGGCTGGAGAGTGGCTTGCAAGAGGTTTAGGTTTTGAAATGCTGAGTTGCCGTTACCCGACAAAATGAGCATGGTCATTGTGATCGTTCTACCGCTAAGGAAATCTCGACCTGAGAACATTCCGTCTTGGTAGCCGCGATCTGCATCTTGAACGCGCAAAGTTGGCAGACCTTCTAATCCATCAACCGAGGTAATTTGATAAGGCGAACCTGCCCCACCAAATACAAATCCATTAAAAGCAAAAGAGTAAAAGTTGAGTGAAGATACGGTTGCCATTAGTTACCCTTCGCAGAAGTCCCAGAAAGTCCGGCAACGATTTGCGGGCTAGTGGCGATTGGTTGTCCGAACTTAGCCGCCGAGGTCACGGCGTTTGCCATATCTGCTGCTGTTGCGGTTGTCGAGGCGTAGATAGTTGTGTTCACGCTGTTGTCTGTGTAGTTAGACATATCCTTCGGGCCACCTAAAGGATTGACGAGAGTTGTATTCGTTCCACCCATAGACATTCCAACGCTTGCGCCATAGCTAGAGATACTGGCTGTCGAGGCACCGAGGGAGCCAAGAGAAGCGGCTACCGATTCAAGTTTGGTTTGAAGCGCATCAAGTTGTTTCATGGTCGAGTCTGAGATGGCAGTTACAGACTTGCTAAAGGCATCCTGAGCCGCCGTAATGGAGTTCTGAAGGGTATCTTGCGCATTTTGTAAAGCAAGGTCACGGGCATCTGTGGCGGCTTTTGTAGCCTTATCTAAGGTGTCTTGGGCTGTGGTAAGTGATTTATTAAAGGTGTCGTTTTCTTTATCCATTGCCGTCTGCATGGCTGATGAGTTGGCGGCAAGTTGTGTTTGTAGATCAACGCCGACTTGCGCGTATTGCTGCGCGAGGGCTTGGGTAGCAAAACTCGTTCCATCGTTCATCTGCGCGGCAAGAGTATTGAGCCCGTTCTGAGATGTGTCTTGGATTTGAGCGTAGAGAGATTTAATAGAGTTTTGAGTGTCAGGAGTTGCGTTGAGGACTGACTGAGCAAGCGCATCTCCCTGTGCTGGCCCTTGTGAAATAACCTCGTTAATGAAAGATTGATTGTAGCCCTGCGCAGCAAGAAGTCCAGCATCTTGTTGCAACTGCGTAATCTGAGCCATTTGATCTTGCAACTGAGATACCAGACCATCGGCAGTTCCTCCACCAGCCGTGAATAGTTTGCCGATGTCAATCTTGGTTGCGCTGGCAAACGCGCTAGTCATTGCATCAATAGATTGCTGAATAATACTCTGTCGCTTATCGGCGGCGGCTTGCTCAATCTGCGCGGCTTTATCTGCGTACTGTTGCTGAATATCAAGCAAATTTTCCTGATGAGTGGCAGTAGCGTTCTCGACTGCGGTGTTGTAATTATCTTGAGCCGTAGCCATAGCATCGTCATACTTTTGGTTAATGTCTGCGACTGATTGGTTGTAAGTTTCGTTGGCTTTTGCTAAAGCATCGTCACGAGTAGCAGTTGCCGCATCCATCTTCTGTTGACGGTCTGTGAGAACCGCGTTCATCTGATCTTCTAGCTTGACTGCCTCATCGTTGTATTTCTTGATTTCGGCGTTGCGCTTGGCTAGTGCGGTGGCAGTTGCTTTAGCAGCAGCAGCATGGGCTTTAGATACATTTCCAGCGGCTCCGAGGTTGCCTGTAACGCCGGTATCCCCACCCGCGCCAGTAGTTCCGGCAGTAACGAGTTGGTCAGCAAGGCTAGCTCCCCCACCGATTTTCTTATTAGCTAGAGCATCTAAGCCCTTACCAAAATCACCGATTTTCTTTGCGGCTTCATCAATACCTGCGCCGATACCCTTGAAGTGACTGCCGATAAGAGGCAAGTGAGAGGCAGCATCTACAACTTTACCGATAGCCCCTACGATGTACCCAAGAGCATCAACGATTGCCTTAATAACATCAACGACGACTTTTCTTAGACCTTCGTGCGTGTTCCAGAGATTTACAAGTTGTTTAATCCAGTCGCCGATGGCGATGTTGTATAGAAAAACGATTGCTGGAATGAGAACGCCCGTAATAAACTCCACCAGTTTTGTCAGGATCGGCATGACAACTGCGCCGACCTTAACTGCCACATCGTCAAACTTGGCTTTTAAGACTTCAATCTCGCCGGCGAATGTGTGAGTGTATCCAACTGCTTGCCCGCCGATCTTTTGGTTTAACTCATCCATTGCCTTAGTGATAGCCTGATTCTTGGGCAAAGTTGTGTCTAAAGTAATACCAAATTCTTTGAAAGCGCGAGCGTTACCCATTGTGGCTTTTTCAAGAGTGCCAGCGGCAGTAGCTAAATCTTCATGTTTGTAGCGAGCAAGATCAGCTGCCATCGCCATCAACTTGGTGGCTTCAGTTGTCGAGCCTGTTGCAGAAATTAAAGTCTTATATGCGCCCTCTGTGGCAGAAGTAGAAAAACCCAAAGCCGACATTTTTTCCGTTGTCGCTTGGATTTCTGTTCTATTGGCGGCGGTGTTTTGTTTTGAGTTATTAAGTGCCGTTGAAAGTTGTTCGGTGGCTACCTGAGTATCTTGGATTGCCTTAATAGCATCGCGCAATCCACCTTCTAGCATTTGTGCGCCCTGCATCATCAAGTTTCCACCAAAGACTCCACCCATGACAGTCTTTAATGACGAGAATTTAGACTCTTGATTTTTAGCAGCATCGCCTACTTTTCCAAGTTCGGATGTGGCTTTATCTACTGCGCTAGTAAGGTTTCCAAGAGCGACTTGGATGTCAATATTTAATGGAGGGATATCGCCTGCCACTCTAAACCCCCATCGCTGCTCTTAGAAATCCCGTTGCGATTATCTGCGCTTTACCCGTTGCGATGAGATTCTCACGCGCAGGAGTCATATATGGGTATTTTACCCCATTCCAATTAGATGAGCCTTGTTCTACTGCTCTGGCGTACTCGGCACCAGATTCAACGCTTGCGACATAAGTGCCAAATCCTTGATACCTAACTGGTTGAGCGATGATGTTGCGAAAGAGATTACCCGTTGCGATGTTCGGGCCTTCTCCTGATCGTGGGCCGATGTGAGGGTTGTGGCGTAACCTATTGTTCTTCTGAATCGGTGGGTTTGAAGTTTCGCTAGCGATTTTACGGGCATCTGTCCAGAGAGCAATAGAGATTTCTCTCGTAGCTAACTCTGCCGCCTTATCCATGCGATTTTGCCATGCCTTCAAAGCCGCTAAGACTTCGGGCAGGTTATCGCTCACCGGTTCTCCATCTTTTCGATCTTCACTTGCTCAATGGTATCGGCTATTGCTATCAACCACTCAGCGCGTATTGCTGGTAGATCATCTACTTGGTCAGGAGTCCAACCAAACTTATCTGCGAACCTAAAGTAGAACCATTCCTCATCGGGGTAATCAAAGTCTGGATTTCTCTGAAACCCTTGCAGTAATCCTTTTAGCCGTTCGAGTTTTCTAAAGGGCTATCAGGATTCAAACGATTAAGGTCGGTGTCTGCGAGTTCAGGGAAGATTGCCTTGATGTAGCTCTCGGTTTCTTTGACGAGCAGAGAATAGTCAGGGATTGGCAGTTCCTCGATGGATTCCTCTTTAACTGAAGGAACGAGAAGGTCGTAAGACCAGTCCTCAATGATTGCGGCGAGAAGTGCGTTACTGATAGCAATTCCGCGCTCTGCTGCTGACCCACCATCGCCAGCCTTCATAATGCGGTTGCGATCTTTAACCTTCAAGGTATTTGGGTCTTTAAGTGTGACTGTTGCGCCTGATGGAAGTGTTAGTTTTGACATGGTGCCTCCTAGTAGTTTGCCTTCTGATTATCTTAGCAAATATAGGCAATGGGGGGACAAGCGAAGGCGGGCTTATCAACCCCCATTGCGGTCTATGGGTTAAGCGACTGAGGTGGTTACTGCGTTCTTGATAACCCACTTAATAGGTGAGTATCCGACAGTTCCAGCATCGGTCAGGTTGCCTTGAGCGTTGAAATCGACCAAGACTTCGACAAAATCCTTAGAGCGTTCGATAACGGCGAGTGTGTACGCGCCCTTTGTCATCGTGGCTTGGATTGATGTTTGAGTAGCACCTGTTCCAGTTGTCCAGTTAAAGACGAGTGCTGGTTGGGTGTTAGTCAAGTAGTTAGTCAGTTGGGTGTCACTTTCCATGAGGAAAGTTGCCTTACCCGTTACCTCAAGTGCACCGAGGAATACCTGATAAGGAGTCTGCACATTTGAGATTCCGTAGACAGGAGTGACTGGTCGCTTGAGATCAATGTTTCCATCTGTGTTGGTTGAGATCGTAGTACCAGCAACGCTGACAGTTCCAGTCCAGACAACGCTTGGAAGGACAGTTGAGAAAGATGGAGTTGGGGTCGATGCGGTAGCGGACTGCCATCCTGTTGATTTTGCATCGTACTCAAGGAGTCCGTCTGCGTTCCACTTGAGAGAGAAATCTGAGAACTGATGGCCTGTCCATGAGCGAACATTTGCGCCATAGAAATCAACGATTGTGTAAGCAGAAGGTTGAGCATCTGCGCCTGATGTTGCTGAGTTTTTGAGTGCGAGGGTGTGGACATAAGGTGCTGAGCCTGAAACGACATCTTCACCAAGTACACCAGCAAGAGGGTAGATCACGGTGTCGGCGAATACTGCTCCACCAAAGTCAAAGGTTGAGTGAACGCGGCCTTGTAGGTAGTTGTAATTCTTGACAAGCGATCCACGCAAGCCCTCATCGTAGAGAGGTGTGAAAACATCTTGAGGCTTGACCGAGTTGGCAAGAACGGGAATATACGCGGTTGGGGTTGTGACCGCAGTTCCCTTAGTTGTTTCTTTGGCGATTCCTATATACGAACGATGTGTATTTTGTAGTGCCACTTACTCACGCTCCTTGCGTTGTGTCAGGCGCGGCTGACGGGGTTGGTGTTTTCTTTGGTGCAGAAGCGAGAGTTACATCGGCGGAAATGATCTCGTCTGCCGAGTCGAAAGTATCGCCGGGCTTGACGGTCAATCCAAGTGTAGGAAATTCCTTCACTTCATCGCCGTTGTATTGATAGGTTGCCATTGCTCTCCTAAGCCTGAATCATTTGGGTAACATCGAATCGAATCTCTGCAAAGGTTTCAGTCGCTCCGTTGTCGGAAGTAACTGGCTCCCCGTATAGACAGTCAATCGCTGGTTCCGCGCCTTGCCAGACATTAACCTGCGATGAATCGCCGAAATTGTGACTAGCTCTGAGCGTTCCCTTGATGTTGTCCACTAGTGTATCAAAATCTGCCATAGCATCTTCGGCGTTATTTTGTAAAGAGTGATGAAAGACTTGCAAAACAACGGTGTAATCAACGCGTTTCCAGCCATTAGTTGCGCCACCGATTGCAAGACGGGTTTCGCGCTCGCTCTGGATGAAAATTACGGCGGCGGCTCGACTCATCTGCCCTGCCGTTGCATTTACCTGAAAGTTGATGCGCTTTGGAAAGGATGTAAAGACTTGGTTGAGGGTAGGGATAGCTGCCCCAACAAGATAGGAGTTGAGGGTTGCCCTGAGATTGGCGCGACCTGCTGCCACTAGCGCATCCTTCGGAACGGAGATAGTAGCTGCTTGGCAAGGGCAAGGTCTGAGCCAATAATCTCTTGGACGCTTGGCCCTGATGTTGCTCTGGTAGTGACTGCCATCGTAAGGGAGTTATCTCCACGCACTTTGAGGAAATCTGTGGTGGCTAAGATTGCCGCTTCCTTAACTGATTGTGGCATATTGCCAACCGCTACGCCTGAAGCGTGAGTGTATTTCAGGGTTCCCGTGATATTAACGGTGCTTGAGCCGTAGGCGTAGGTGGGTGAAACGACAACTTGCTCTGTGCTTGCGCCATCATAAATAGTAACTACCGTTCCAGCCGTTAGACCGATTGGGTCAACCATTGTGAAAGATGTTCCACCGGCGGTAGCCGCTGAAATGTTTCCGTTACAGAATCCGGCGCAGTAGTTGTAAGAAGCATAAATGCGAGAGCGCGTAGATGGTGGAAAGCCAAAAGATAGTGGGCCTTGTGATGAGTAGGAAAGCCCGACCTGACTCATTGGGTAGATAACTTGGGACTTCTCAAACCAGCATGATTGAAGTGCACCATCGGAAACGGCAGTCATGTTGGTAGGGGTCACGCCATAAGAAAGGCTATTGAGGGATACGATGTTGTTGTAGTCTGGCGAGAGAATGAGAAATCCCTCTTGGCTGATACGGGCGCGAGATTGCTCCTGAAAGTTTTGAGCAATAAGAGGTTGGTTTACATAAATATCAATCCATGATGAGGCGCGTTGAATAACTGAAGATAACTCTGCATCCTGTTGAGCAGAGGTACCGCCAATCACAAGGTTGTTATAGTCAATCGCTGTTGGGGCGTTTTTATACTCAGCGATTGTTAAATAAGAACCTGACTGAAACTGTGTGATTGGCGATACTGCTGCGACCATGTTTAATCTCCGTCTGTTTTAGGACTTGCTTGATCGTGTCCACACCGTGAACATAACTTGAACCAGCTGCCGAATCCGCACTCGGTACAAGTGTACCCTCTGTCATTATCGCCCTGCGTGTGTAATGCGAGGTTTGCCTCTGTAAAACCTTCTGCCTTGAGTGCCTTAATGTCTTTTGGATTATCTGCGCTATACAAGCCTGATCTATCTGCGCGTAATACTCTTGAACCTGATTGCCTTTTAATCTCGACTTCTTTAGCGAAGCCATCTCTAGGAACTAAGCGTGACACGATTTGCCTTTCTTATAGAACAGGGAGAGAGCCGATTAAGACCCTCTCCCCATTATTTGCTAATTACTAAGCAGAAACGATTCCTGAAACTACGCCATTCCAAGCAGGAGCAGCGCAGAAGAAAGTTCCGCGGAAGTAGGTAGAGAACTCATAAGCGAACTGAGTTACAGGCCATTGGATGCCCATGTAATCCTGTACCAAGTAGTTAGACCAGACATCAGAAACCTCTGTATCAGGAATTGGAAGGGTGTAAGAAAGAACTGGAGCAACACCCTGTGGAAGCCAAGGGTGAACAGTCAAAGGTACTGACTTTCCTGTTGTTTCGTTCACGATTCCATTAACTACTGAACCGTAAGTAACGCCTGATGTTTCATCTTGGTTGATCTGTAGGCGGTAGTTAGCGTTTGCAGAACCCTTGATTGCATCTGAGAGTTGCTTGCGGTCTGAACCGTTAAGTAGAACCTCATCTGGATCAGCCTTTACTGAGTTGTAGAGGTTAGCGAATACAGTCTGGAACTCTGTGCCCGGATTTGTATTGCTGAAGGTTGCGTTGATGTTGTTGTTGTACCCGGTGTTAGCACCAAGAACAGTTGTCAGGATTCCATCGTAACCTGTTGCATAAGCAGAAGTATCTGCGGCTGCGCGAGTAGCGACTGCACCAGTTGTGTTGAGTGGTGCTTGGTTTCCAAGTGTTGAGGTTGCTGTTCCACCGAGGTTGAAAGTCAACGAAGTTGTGCGACCTTGGAACTTAGCATTGGCAGCACCAGTTGTTGTGCCGACATAGATGTTGTAAGCAAGCGCACCCTGAATAGCAGTAGGGATTGTTACTGTGAGCATCTGACCCGAAGTGGTCGTTGCTGATCCAACTGATGAAACGATGGACTCACCAAAACCAGTTGATGAGATACCAGCATCAGCGGTGTAGTAGACATAGTAGGTTGTTGCGGCGATTGCCGTAACTGAACCTGCGGCAGTAGCACCTGCGACTGTTGGAGCGGTTGGTGCTGCGCCAGCGTTAAGTGAACCAGCGTAGCCTGTAGCAGTTCCACGAGCCATAAGCATCATGCGCTCTTCCATCAACATTGTTGCGTAAAGAGTAGATGTTGAGGAGAGCTGACGGAGATCCTGATAACCCAAGCCAGAGAAGTTAGCATCGAACGATACTGAATCTGAGAGGCTGTAAGAGTTGTAAGGCAAGATGATGTCATCTGATGAGTAGCTGATCTTAGAACCGCGCTCGAAGTTGATTGAACCGAATGCAGTTGTTGTTGATTCAGTAATGCCAGGCCAAATTTGTCCTTGTCCACCTGTGCCTGTACCTGTGTAACCAGTGATGCGCTTGATGCGGTGTGAAGTACCGACACCCTTCTTGCGAGGGATACGGTTACGAAGTGGTGTTGGGCGTGGTGTCAAGAGCTTTGCAGGTGCTTCGAGATCGAAGGCTGCGAAAGAAGTTGAGAGTGGGCTAGTAAGTGTGATGTCCTTTTGCATATCCTGTAATGCCAAACGCTGTGAGGCGATTGCATTGTTCAGACCTGCGAGAGCATCAGGAGCGAGTGACTTGTTGGCTGCGAGAGCCTCAAGTGCGCCTGTTGGATCAACGGCTGGAGATAATCCGTTTGAGTTTGGAAGTGAGAAGGACTTATTCAGTTCAGACTGAAATTCATCCATGAGCTTTGCGGCCTTCTTAGGAGATACATCTTCTCCAAAGAGGTCGGCAGCTTTAGGTGCTTGAAGTGCCAATTTGTTTCCTTTCGGGGTTATTCCTCTGAAGGTGTTCCAGCCTTAGAGAGATATTCCTTCTCTAGTGCCTTGTAGCCTTTTGCGAGGATAGGGTCTGAGGTCGCTGATGCCTTAATGCGGTATTCAGCGGCTTTGATGAGGAGTTCGTTTGTGTCAGTTACAGCAACGCGACCAGTGCGCTTTGGGCCACCCGCGGCTGCTGCTGACTTAGCAATGACGAGTTCCGACTCAAGAGCCACCACCTTCTCTTCAGCCGCCTTTGTTGCGTTCTGAAGTTCGGTGATCTCAGCCTTGACACTATCGGTAGCACTCTTTACTGCTTTCTCGATGATGGCCGTTACTGACTTCTCATCAAGAATCTCTGGGGTTTCTGTCGCCTTCTCTTCAAGGAGTTCTTCGGCGGCTTCGATTTTCGCTTCATCGACTGGAGCATCGGTTTCACCTTCGGCAGACTTAACACTTCCACCGAGAGAGTCTGGGGTGAGGATTGTCGCTGTTGAAACATTAGCGACTTCATTGGTAGGCGTTGCGCCGGTGACGATTGTTTGAGTCTTGCCGTGAGCGTTAGATACATCTCCGCAACCGCACTCTAGGCACTTGGCGTGGTCAGCAGTCGCGCCGAGATTGAGAAGTGAGCCTGAAATGTCATCGCTTGCCTCATCTGCTTCGCCATCGCGGAAGTTAAAGAGGTGCTTGAGGGCAGAGAGCAGGGTATCAATATCATCGCGCTCATCTGAGTCAGTTTCAGCAATTTCGCTAGCCTCTGAAATGATGAGTTGAGCGATCCCCTTGCGAGCCGCATCATAAGACACCTGATCGAACTTAGCGGAGTCTGCGGCGATTTCCTTAATGACTTCTGCGAGCATGGATTTATCCTTTTCGGTGTATTCCTCAACTTTGACAAGAGAGGTTTCGCCCTCTACTGACTTAGCGAGCATGAGTTTGGCATTTGGGTTTGCAGGGCGATCTACGAGAGAAACTTCTACGATTTGACCATCGATAATTCTGCCGTTGGCGGCTTTCTGATCTCTGACAACGCGTGGGGCTTTGATTCCGATTGAGAAGCCCTTGAGGACTCCTGACTCAACTTTCTTAACGCTGACTGGATCGACAACGAGAACTGAGATGTAGTGTCCATCGCTCTTTGCTTCGTATTCCTTAGCTACACCAGCAGCGATTGATGAGTGCTGTTCGCGGATGTTGCCACCTGACTTAAACCACTCAGGCATTGCGGCAGAGAGCCATGTGTCATCGCAGATTTGCTGGTCGATGTCTAATGAGTCATCGGTTGCCTTGCCATAGACGAGAAGTGAGCCGTCTGCTTGCTTTTCTTGCTTAACAATCGCGGCGTAGGAATTAGCGAAGTCCATTTTGCTCCTTTAGGCTGAATAGATGACTGAAACTGCGCCGGCTGAAGTACCTGCGGCTGAAATTGCGTAAATTGAATCGTTGCCGTTCATCCACACCTGTAGCGCACCTGTAGTTGCGGCAATTAAGTGTCCGCCATTTCCACCTGCTGTTGCAACTGCAACTGTTGAATCGCCAACATAGATAGCGGCTGAATCACGATTTTGAATTTGAACAGCCACACCCTTTACGCCATTTGGAATAGTGACAAGCAAAGTTGGAGTTGTTCCGACTGTTACATTTGTGTGGATAAGAGCCATTGTTTTCCTTCTCTCGGATTATTGTTAAATTGTAATGGTTATTTTAATTGTCTGCGTTAAGTGCTGCATCTAAAGCCGCTGAGTAATCATAAGTTGTGTAATCAATAGCGGCTGGAGTTGTAGAACATCGGCAATTTGGGTGAACAGGTAACTCGTCAGGGGCTACGCCATTGGAAAAGGTTTCATCGATGCCGATAACTTCCCCGTCAATGTCGCACTCTTCGCAAGGATCAACAGCTACCCACTCGATTTGCTCAACTCCTAGTGCTTGATAAGAGTCCATGTTTGCGGCGTTTGCGGCGCGTGAACCCTCAGTAAGCGCGATCATTAAAGAACGCTCAGGAGTAGAAAGTGAGTCTTGGATCATTGAAGCCAAGTGAGTCGGGCTAGCACCTATGGCGAATCCGTCAGCCAACTTGCTTCCGAGTAGGTCATAACTCGTTGTCTTCATGTCTAGGGATTTAATCTTTATCCCGTTGAGTAACTTCTCTAACCCGCCAGGCGGTTTGAGTAACGCTTCAGCCGCAGGGTTGCCGGGTTTCCATGTGTCCCAGTTAAACGCGCCTTCTAATGCTTGAAGGGCAAACTCGCCAGGGTTCCAGTTATGCGGTGGGGCTTTAACCGCTTTGGTTTTGCGTAACTTACCTACTGCCTCATAAGCCGATACAACGCCCGTCACATACATCTGCGCGTAATGCTGGCGAAGTGCGACCTCTAGGGCTTGGTGGTCTAGGGTCACATTATGCATCGCCCATGCTCTAGCTCTCGCCCTGTCCTGAGAAATAAACTCAGAAACGGTCGGGTGAGTGTGCGCGTAATCTGCGACTACTTTTCTAGCATCTACGCTTTTAGCAAGCGCGGCGCGTATCTTGACTGCTGAATTACTAGCGATGCGCCCATCAACTTGATGGACTCCTAGAGTCATGTCAGATAAGCCTTAGCCAGAGATTTCATCGTGTCGGTATCGCCGTCAAAGTAGCAGCGATTTAGAGCATCCCCCACGATTGGGTCTAGGGCTTTGAACTCAAACTGGCGAGCGCGTTTTCCTTTACTAGCCCACTTGAGAAACGCCTTCACTTCAACGCTGGCTTCCTTAGCGGTGTCGGGAGTGCCGACCCAGACCGGAACTTGATCCATGCCTAGAAGCCACATCGCTAGGAGGCGGTGGTGTCCATCGATAATGACCTGCTTCTCGCCATCGTCATACACGAGAGGGAAGTTGCGGTACGGCTTTAGTGATTGCCCCATTGTCTTGATGCGATCTTCAACCTTTGATCTGTCAAGGACAGTGTCGGTTGCGTAAAGGTCTTTTACTGGCACAAGTTTCAACTCTGCCTTTTGCCAGACATCAGGGTCTACCGCGATTTGGTCTGTGACTTCCCAGGGCGACTCTACGAAGTCACTAGGGTTATCCTCAGTTGAGACAGCATTGCCGGCTGGATTAGGCAGAACATTGAGTCGGCTCATAGCAATTTCGGCTTCAGCCTCGGAAGGTACTCCGGCTTTATCAACTGACGCGCTTTTTAGAGCCGCGATCTGTTGTCCAAGTGCATAGATTTCCTGAGTGCCTACTCCGCCTTCATTTGCCTTACCAGCATTGAGCATACTTCTTGCTGCGTCATTGAGGTCTGCCTTGCCGCGAGAGTTTTCCGAGATTCGATTTTCTAGGGCTTGCCGAGCGTCTGATAGATGATTGGCTGCCTCGGTATTACCGAAAGAAGATACGCGATCTTGGATTTGGTTCAGCTGCGGAATGATTTTGTCTTTAATGGTTGACTCAGTTTTACCGCCGCCTCCGCTAGAGAAACGCCCTGTCTCATCGTGATTGTCATTGTATTTGTTGAGGGCTTTTTCTTCAGCAGGTTTTGGCTCAGTTGGTTTTGGCTGCTCTGTTTCGGTCTGTGCAGTTGTAGGAGCCATTGGATCGACTTCATCTTGAACATTCTCAACACCAGCAATAGGCGCGGCAGCGTTCACGATTCCCTCTGGGCTAAAGAGGAACACGCCATTACCAGCGACAAGGATTGGCTGATCGGCGGCTGGAGTATCTAGGAGAGGCAAGCCCAACTCTGAACGGCGTTCATTGATTGTCTTTGTGCCACCGCGTAATTCAAGGTCTGACTTCTTAGCCATTTCCTCATCGTCACGGATTTCAGAAACCATGAACTTAAACTCTAGCTCGCGTGGCATACTTAAATAGGTATAAGAGATGTTGGTGAGCATCTTAGAAATCCATTGAGCCAAAGGCGCGACACCGATTGACTGCGCGGCCTCTGCCTCTCCTGCTTGATGACCTGATGCGCCGAGTCCACCCTTTTGAGAGAAGCCGATCTCAGTTGGCAGAACGCCGAAGTGACCTGTGATTGAGGTAATTAAATATTCATCTAGCGCGGCTTTGAACTTCTCGCCGTAGCCCTCATAGAACTCAGGCTTCAGACCAGAAGGCAAGATAAGAGCGCGTTTGCGTTGCTCTGTCTGCCCTGCCAAATTGTCGTTAATAATGTTTTCATACTGCTTCATTACGAGAGGGTCATTACCGAAGTCAGCATCTGAGGTAAGCATCATCTCGGGGGTAACGCCATCGGTGTATTCAGCGCGTAACCATTGCTGGCGGCGTAAGTAAAGATCGGCTAGGGGTAGGCAACGCTCTACTGGAGATGAGCCATAAACGGAGTTAGCGCGGCGGTTTCGGATGAAGTAAGAAAGATCATCTGATGAGAACTCGCCATCTGCCTTAACATCGTCAGAGTTAGCCATAAACTCGGAGCGAGGGAAGCCATAGAGAATCTGCTGATAGGCAGCCTGTGGAGCCATTGGGCGCATACCGCGATCATCAAGCATTGGCTTAATAGTCGAGCCGTCTAAAATCTGAAAGCCGTATAAATCCCCACCAACTGTTTTCTGAGGCCAGATAGCCCACGCATCTAGCACAAGGATTTCCTCTAGCGACATCATCATCCAGTCAATGAAGGTCAGTCCATTAGCCTTATCTGGATTTTCCCAAAATGTCCTAAGTCGGTAAATCTCATCGGAGAACTTAGAACGAGCTTGTGACATGGCGCGAACATGATCGCCACCGATTTCGGAGATAATCTTTTCGCTTGCATCTTGAGCGATAACGATGTCCCAATCTAAACCTGAAATCTTAGCCTTTAATACTTCGATGCAACGGCGCACAATGTCAATTTGCTCTGCTGCTCCGCGAAGTGTTTTGAATTGAACGAGTTTCTGCTCTGTCCCGATATTAAGGTTCTGAGCGACTTGGTATTCATAGCGGCGAGGATCTGCTCTGCCGTCATCGCGTAATGGGTTGATTGCGCCCGGCATGATCGGCTGACCGGGGCCGAAAGGAACGCCCGACATAAGGGGATTGCGTTGTAAGGGAGTCTGTGCGCCGTATGTGTTTTGCTGGTTAGCATCTCGCATCTGTTGTTCAGACATAACGACTGCGCCAGCAGGTAAGTTACTCGGAGCCTTCTCGATCTGTGCATCTACGATTGCTTTTGCTAGACGGTCTAATAGACCCATGTGTCCCCCATTAGTTATGCCTCTTGTAATTCAGGCTAGTGTTGTTATTCTTGAACAGGCAAAGCTGATAGAACATCTTGATGGACTTTGATAGCTGTTTCAAGAACTGCCAAAGCTTCATCAGCTGCGGTAACGCCTTCTGTGCTTCCAGAAGAAACAGCTACTTGCTTGTTAAGGTCATGCTGGTATGCCTCACTAGCAAACTGAGTAATGCGCTGCTGTAGTAGGTTGCGCTTCTGCTCGTCTGTAAGTAGTGCTGAGTAATCTATTGCCATTTTATTTCTCTTTCTGTTAGTTAGTACGATGGATACCACTTGGTTGTAATTGGGTCGTAGGTCAGCGTTAGCGCCTTAGAAACGACCGCCGTTGAAGCAATAGCGATGTTTCCACTTACCCCAGTTGTGAAAATCCCCGTAGGGATAAGCGTGATTTGTCCACCATTAGTTGAGATTGGGGCAGGTGGGGTAATCGTGTTAATCGTTGTTACACCCGACACGAAAGCGATTGGCGTAACAGGTGCGATTGTTGCGGCTGAGGCGATAGTTGGTGCACCTGCGGTTGTACCCGTTGCGATAGTGCCGTTGGCCCCTACTGCTACCAATGCCGTACCTGCTGAGTTCTGCCATTCTTGAAGATTGGCTGTTTGGGAAACTGCACCGCGAATAGCCGCGCCGACTGTTGTTGCAGCGGCGGAAACTACACCAAATTGCTGAGCAACTGAACCACTACCGAGAGTTTGAGAGTTACTTCCAATACTGGTAATGCCCGCTAAAAAGTTGTAAGCAGTACCAGCCATGTAGAGGTTCCAACGGTTAGCACCACTAGGGATGTTGCCAAAGAAGCCGTAATTGTTGGTTGCGCCAGTGAGAGATGCCGCGACATAAACACCATACTGATTAGTTACTGACCCGCCAGCCGTGACATTCTGAAATGCTGTTGCTGCGGTCAGATAGATGTGTGATAGTTCTGGCAATGCAAAGTTCACATTTGTGGTATCCACGAATGTGCGAAACAAACGCCCCGCGACAGTCACATCACTTGCAACTTGGTCAGTGATGATGAATGCGTTTGCAGTAGTTGCACCAGTGATGTTTTTTGAAAATGTAACGCCTGAGCCCGCTGCAGGTGTGTTCCCACCAATGTCAAATTCACGGTTCGCATTGAAGGAAAATGCCTTTAATCCGTTGGTAGCAAGCCCAACCGTATTTGCGGCAGGTAGATACATCCCATTAGTGGGAACAGTAGATGAAGTTGGGATAATTGATGCAGCGGTTAGGTTGCCTGATGAGTCTACTTTTGCAATAACCGTTCCAGCACTATTCTGCCACTCTTGAAGATTTGTGGATTGCCCTGCGAAACCTTTAATAACCAAGCCTTTGTTGCCTGCTGCGCCAGTATTAACAACCAAAGCAGTCGAAGCACCTGAGGGCGTAATCGTCTGCCCTGCTGTAAAAGTTTGCGTGTTGCTTAGTGCAGCGTTTTGCACCCAAGTCGTGCCGTTGTACACATAAATGGCATTGGCAGATGAATCGAAATAAGTATCGCCTGTGCGAAACGCGCCAGTGGGAGAACCTGATGATTGGAGAAGGTTGATGGGGTCAAGAGCAAGTTTGCTCATGTGATTATCCGACTATCACAACGCGGTAAGCGTTCGCAGAAGGAGCCACTGAGAAGTTGAGTGTTACGGTGTTAGTCGTAGCACGAAGGTTATCGACTGTAACTTCAGAGCCATCGGCTACGGTGTAAACCTGCACTAGCACATCGAGCGTTCCGAGGTTATGGGTGATGGTGTAAGTCGTGGATGAAGTAGAAAGAGTTGTCGAATATTTTTGTGGGGTAGTCGAAGCCACCGAAATAACATTGCCCGAGATCGAGATACCTGTTCCAGCGGTGTATTCGCCAGCGGCAGAGAATTGTGTCCATGTTGTAGAGCCTGAAGCAAGAATCCAGCCCTGTGAACCGTTGGCTGTCCCCTGTTCAACGAAAGTGAAGTCGCCCTGTGTTGGGGTTTGCTGGTCGGCTGAACGCGCCCACGCACTAGCGGAAGCAACATAGATGCCGTTTTGTGTAGCGGTAGTCTGATTCTTAACAAGTACGCGATTGCCAGCAACGATAGAAACGCCGTCAATGGTCTGTGCGCCTGAGAGCGTGATGTTACCGCCGGCAACCGTAGTGGCAGCGACAACTGAAGCCTTAACATTAAGCCCTTGCGCTACGCCATCTACATAACTTTTGTTAGCCGCATCTGTGGCATTTGTAGGAGTAGTAAGGTTTGTAATCTTATGAGAGTTAAACGATACATCGGCTGCGGGTGCGCCGAACTGGTCGAGCGTGTACGCGCTAGGAGTAAACGAAGTAAGAACGATCCACGCAGAACCGTTGTAATACTGAAAATTATTAGAGGTCGTGTTGTAGTAAATCTGTCCAGCAACGGGTGAGCTAGGAGCCGAAGCAAGGTTTTGGACAGTCGCATTAAGCAACTGGTTTTGGCTAAGGTCAAGATTGACTAAGAATTTGCGTGACATATTATCTCCTAGACTATGTAAGCCGTACCGCTAAACGCGGCTGTAAATGTAATAACCATTGTATTCGCATTAGTGTAACTGATAGAGCCTTCACATTGGTTGTTTGCTGAGTCATATACCGCAGCAAGAGGATAGCCGTTGAGGTTATGAGTAATTGTCCAAGTGTTAGATGGGGTCGCCTGGTTGAAGGTGTAGAAGTTAGCGGTTAATCCCTGCGGCCCCTGAACACCAACTGATGAGATGGTAATCGTTGGGGTCGTGGTGCTGACTGTGACATTTTGAACAGTTGTCGTGACTGTGATGTTATCTACGGTCATACGCGAGCCGCCGCAATAGTAATTGTTCCATCTACCCAGTCGTAGTTAATGCCGCCAGATGAGGTTGCCTTGATCCCGTAGTAATAAGTCCCGACAGGGATAGCGGTTGTTTGTGCTCCTGTAATTTGATAGGTAGCGATTCCACTTGCCGGGGTCGTAAGGGTAATCCCTGAGCCGTTGGTAAGGGTCAATACAACTGTGCCAGTTACCTGATTACTAATAGCCATCTTGACGGTGAAACCCGTAATGTTAATGGCGGTTCCAGTAGCATCGGTGTTCGTGGTCGTAAAGATAAGGTCGATGCCCTGATTAACTGTTGGATTGTACGCGCCCACTTAAACTCCTTAGTCTATTTGGTGATTATAGCGGTTTGACATCTTGGACATGATTTCGTGCCGCGCACTAATGGCAAACGGCAACTAGGGCAGAAATCAGCCATCGCAGCGAGTGACCTCATAGCAACTGACCCACCCATCAAATCTGAAACCGCCCACACCATCGCATCCATTCTGTCTGGGCTTTTATCAGAGTCAGGCTCCCATGTAACTAGCTGATCCTCTAACTGTGCGAAATCATTGCCGACAAAGTGAAGGCGTAACTGTTCAGAGAGGGCAGATACTGGCTCGGCTCTCACTCGCTTGCCTCTAGTAGCGGTTACTTTCCGATAAGGGATTGAGGCATCGACTTGCCGTAATAGGGCTTCAATCATGTCGCCCCCGTTATTAGCTTCACCGATTACCCGATCGCACTTCCACTTCCTAAACATCTCTACGGCTTTTCTCGCCCACGCTTCAGGGGTTCCGCGCATAGTCGCATCTTCCAAAATGTAGTAATGCCCGTCAGGTGTAGCACCGGCGACAACGATTCCCGTTTCATCGCTTGACTCACCACTCGTCACGGCAGGGTCAATCGCTACAACCACGCGGAAATAAGGCGGTGCATCTTCGGGCTTGATTCTTGATTCTTCAATAAGAGCGCGTGTCCAAAGGGCGTTTTCTGAATCTTCGAGAAGTTCGCCGTAAAGTTCTTGTCTGCCCGTTCGGGTTCCGGCGTATCTTGCCTGTAATTCAAGCAATGCGGCAGGTGAAAGGTTTGTGGCGTTGTCGAAAGTTGAGCCTCTGGTAACGAATACCGACCCATCAGTTCTGTTCAGCCATTCGCGCAAGATCACAATGGGTTTGGGGGTTGTGGTGATACAGGCTTTTGGGTGCTGCCCGATTCTGAGTGCTGGCGCAATTCCTTCATGCCAGGTCGCATACGGGTATCTCCATTTCGCTATTTCATCAGCCCACACGCCAGAAAGGTTTAATCCACGACCAGCATCAGGGTTGTCTGCGCCAAATATATGAATCTTCTGTCCATCGCCAAAAACTATTTGCCAGTTGGATTTGTTATAGGTGAAATCCTGATCTTCAACTAGCCCACGATTCTTGAGAACGCGCAAAATCCCACTTGCGCCCTCGATACAGATTTTTCGAGCATCGCTGAAGGTTTCGGCAATAACCGCCCATTCGGTAGGTGCGCCGTCAGGGGCTTGAGGATGAGTAAAGACTTGATTAATCATCCATTCGCTGCCGGTGCGAGATTTACCCCATCCGCGCCCAGAGAGAATCAGCCAAATATGCCAATCGCCTTCGGGTTCCTGTTGTTCAGGTCTGCCGATGTACCACCAGGGGGATTTAGCCAAATCATCTAAGACTTCAGAGGGTAATGAATTGATGTGGGCTTCTAGTTGATCTGGCGGTAAGGCTTTGAGTTGCTCAAATAGGCTCTGAGCCATCTTCGCCTTCTATTGCTAACGGTTGGTGACCTAACATAGCCAAGACAAGGGCTTTAGAATCAATCTCAATCGGCTTGCCGTCTTTACCTGAAATTTCTTGAGTAAGTTTATCTTTGCGCCCCCACTTATCAGGAAATTTACGCTCTAAGTACCATGCGCCGGCAGTCCAGTTATCACGCGAAGCCTCTTGGATTACTTTAACGGCGTTTGTTTCCGCAATAGCCTCAGCCTTTTTAATAGCGTCCGCATATTCCGCGTAAGGTTCAATTCCTTGCTCGCCCTTCTCCATCCATTCGTAATGTGTGGATTTTCCAATGCCAGCGGCTTCGGCGGCGGTTGTGGCGTAGTTACCGCCCTCTATCGCCTCGACCATAGCATTTTGTATAGCCTCACTTAGAATTGTTGTTCTGCTCACTTATGGCTTCCAATCGGGCATCTAGCAGACTGTCCAACTCGCTCATCAGAAATGCCTTGCGCTGATGAGTCAATCTGTTTCTGTATCTGTCCTTCATCATTTCAGAAAGGTGGGCAATAGCCTCGTCTATGTCGGCGAGTGTTATTACTTCCTTATCAATGATCATGTAGTTATTTTACTGTTTTGCGCGCCTCGCGTTTTAATTTGTAGGCCCTGACATCATCG